CTGACGAGACGCCTGTAATTTGGCGAGACAGCGATGGTAACGAGGGTGTAATTTCTCAAGATGGTGAAACCACCCATAAGTTTTATTACGCTGATCGGGCATTTGTTCAAAGGCCTGCTCCTGTCGGCGAAAGCATTAAAAACAGGCTTGCAGGAACGCCGACACTTTCAGTTACCCAAGTCAGCAACCCCGCTCAAGATGAACTTCTAATGGAGTTGGTCGATAATGATGATTTGGTGGAGCTAGGGTTGCCGCCATGCCCTTTACCAAATGCTGCTATGATTCGAATTCGGCCCAATGCGGGCGAAACCTTTTTTCCGCAAAACCGGGGCTTAATTGTTTGGCCGGCTTTTGCATCTGCCTGGCTGGGCGGTCATATTACAATGGCGATGATCGTACTAACGCCTAAAAACCGGGTCGGCTTTAACCTATATGTTCAAAACGACGGGTCAGACGGCGATAGAACTAATAATGTTCAGCTAGAAGGCTTACCGCTTGGTTATCAGTCAGACGTAAACGGCCCGATCGTCATTAACTCAGCTGACGGTCGAGAATGGATCATGGAGACAACGTATGCGCCTGTTTTCGAGGGTTCGTTTGAAACTGGTGATCCGCCTGTAGAAACGGGTAACCCGTTAACCTGGGATGAGGATGATTCCAACCCTGAGCCCAGGCTAATGTTCCGGTTTTCGCAAAATGGAGTCAGCGATTTTATTGTAGCCCTTGCTTTTTACGAGGGCGGCTTATCCGCACTTCAAGCTTCACCGGGTGAAGAAGTAGCTAGAAAAATATGGGAACACGACGTTTCTGGTGAAATTGGTTCTGAAGTTGTCTGGGTCGCCACAGCATCTGTTATCCTTCACGATTTACTGGGAAGTAGAGACGTATCAGATGTCACAGGTGACTTCACGTTGCTAACCTTTGAGGGCCAAACTTTTAACCTCGAAATCAGTATCAATAACCAAAATGGCGCCACGATTGACATTGGCGGTGACTACACTATCTCTTCGCCCTATGCTCCTGAGCAACAGTGGTGGACTGCAGGCCAACAAGTAACATTCACGCTATATCGGCGCGGCAACAATATGACCTTGTACTTAAGTATAGACGGTCAGGCATTTCAAGAAGTTGGCTCATGGTCAGGTAGCCCTTTAGTTCTTGAGGGCATTAAGTCTGGTGATTCCAATAACGCCCAAACGGCGATAAGTGTTTTATACTCAGCTGCTCAAGTTGGCAATGATATCGAAGATGCCGATGACATTGAAACCTGGGTTAGGTCAGCTGAAAACGAGTTATTTGGTGATGAGGGCGTGCCACAATCTCGTAAGTTGTCTATTCTGCAGACTGCAGGTTTAATTAGGAGGTCACGATGAAACTGTTTATGGTTTTTATTCCATTAGTCTTAGTTAGTTGTGCGAGCATCGGCCCGTCAACTAAAATTGACCAGGTTAACGGCCAAAAAATCGACGTAGCCTCGACAAGCAATGTATTGTCGATGGAGGGCTGGGTTCAAGTCACTAAGGGTCGCGAAGGCACTGGTATCAAGCTTGACGACGCTGGTATTTATCAGCTAGGGGGAGGGCCGTACCGTGTTGTAGGCGCTACTGTTAGCAACAATGGCGATATGCGGTTATTTTCCACCGGGCCCGACGATATTTCGATGGGCAAGCTTGTGGTCAAAAATCGTGAGGGCGACACTTTTACTCTTGAAGACTTGTCGGGCACTAATTCAACTGTCATCACTGCTTCGGCGCCACAAGTTTTAGCGTCCCTTGAAGCTGACTCGACAATTACTCAAGCGCAGTTAGAAGAAGTTCGCGCCAAGGTCGAAGCGGGCGTAAATGTTTTTCAAGCCATTGCTGAGGCCGGAATTCAGGCTTTCACTTTTAAGGTTCCGTAATGCCACTCACTCGAGCCTCGTCTGTTAACCCCGATCGACTACTCCAATACCGGGAGTTTGAAAATCACAGCGATGCGCCTGTCGCTCGGCCATCACAAGCCTACAAAGACATGAATGAGCGCTGGCATTTAATCCATGATCTGATTGGTGGTACGCTTGTGATGCGGGCAAGAGGCGAGGTATGGTTGCCTAAAGAACGGGGCGAAAAGCAAGAGCTTTACCTTAATCGGCTTAGAAGGTCAGTACTATTCAATGCACTTAGCGACACCATCATTCGGCTGGGATCTAAGCCGTTTTCAAAAAATGTCCGGCTTCGCAATGAAGGCCAGATCAGCGACAGGCTAAAGGCGCTCATTCAAAATATGGACGGCCAGGGCATGACTCTTACCCGGTTTGCTAAAAAAATGTGGCGCGCCGCAGCTGCTCACGGCCTTGTCCATGTATTCATCGACTACCCAAAAACAGGCGGTGAAACCTCATTAGCCCAAGACCAAAATTTCCGGCCCGTTGCTCATGTTATTGCAGCCTGCGACGTCATCGGCTGGCATTCTGAAGTTAACAGCAATGGCATTCGTGAGCTTACTCAAGTTCGATTCGTTGAAATTTCGGCACAGCAAAAACCAGGTACATATCATTCTGGCGAAGTCCGCCGCATTCGGGTCCTTAACAAAAATGAAAATGGCGTATCGTTCGAGCTTTGGGAAGAAACTTCACCCGACGACAGGTCAGCTAGTTGGGTGCTAATTGATGGGGGCCCCATCACTTTTGAACAAATTCCATTCGTAACTGCTTATTTTCAGCCAACCTCATTTATGATGGCCGAGCCGCCACTTGAAAGCTTAGCGTGGCTTAACTTGCTTCATTGGCAATCGAGCAGTGACCAGCGAAATATCCTTAAGATTTCCCGAGTTGGCATGCTTGCTGCTACGGGTATCGAATCTGAAAAGGTTAACAGCGATATTGTTATTGGCCCAAACAACACCCTGCAAAGTGCTAACGTAGATGCCAAGTTTTACTGGGTTGAGCATAAGGGTGCTGCGATTGGCGCGGGCCAGAAAGACATCGAGCACCTTGAGCAGTCAATGGAAAGGTTGGGGTCAAAGCCGCTTATTGCCCGAACTTCGCAGGACACAGCGTCAGGTCATCGAATTCATGAAAACTCAAACAATTCAATGGTTCATGACTGGGCAAGGGCGTTAGAAGACTCGCTCACTGATGTATTTTTGATTGCAGCCGAATGGGTTGACGAATCTTTGCCAATTGATTTTAGCGTAGATATTTATACTGACTTTGCGGCATTAAGCCATAGTGATGGGCACACTGAATTGATTGACCGCGGTCGTAGTCGTGGTGACATCTCGACTGAAACATATTTGCGAGAAATGAAGCGAAGAGGCGCATTGGATGAAGACTTAGTAATTGAGGAAGAACTAAGAAAAATCCAAGAAGAAAAGAAGCAAAAGGCTGAAATGGAAGTCCAAATAGCCAATAATACGTCAAATGGCCGGGATGGCCGAAATGTGCGGGACGCACAGGAGTAATTTATGCCCAAAGCAATCTTGACAGCCGATGAGTTTCGTTCAATGCCTGAAGTTATACAGAAGGAGTATACGCCGATCTCGGACGGAAACCGTTCGGGTCAGTATATGCTCAATGTCGAAGAGGTTGGCGGGTTCCGCCTCGAAGACGTTCAGGGCCTCAAAAACACAGTTTCGACCCTTCGGAATGAGAACAAAGGTCTCACCGATAAGTCAAAGTTTTACGAGAGCCTTGGTTCAACCGATGAACTTCAGGGAAAATTGAATGAGCTCAAAAAGCTTCAGGAAGCTGGCAACGATTCAGAAAAGCTCAAAGTTCAAATTGAGACGGTGAAGAACCAACTCACTGAAAAGCATCAGCAAGAGTTAAACAAGCTTCAGTCCACGATCGGCACTCGGGATTCGATTATCGAGGACCAGCTTGTTCGTCAACAGGCCACACAGGCTTTGTCAAAGCACAAAGGTAACGTCGCTTTGCTTTTGCCTCATGTGATCTCTGCCATGAAGGTTCGTTGGGAAGACGACCGGCCCCAGGCTGTGATTTTGGATGATAAGAGCCAAAACCCCCGAATCACTTCTAAGCCTGGGTCTACTGAAAACATGGGCGTTGATGAATACGTCGAGCTGATGAGAAAAAACGAGAGTTTTGCTGCAGCGTTCGAGGGCAGTGGTAAGTCGGGCAGCGGGTCTAAAGGCTCTGATAGAAGTGGCGCTGTTGACACTTCATCCGGGTCTGCCGTTGATCGACTTCGTCAATCACGAATGAATGGTGCTACCTAGGAGTAAGCCATGGCCTTGACCCTGATTGAAGCCGCCAAGCGGAATGCTGGCGATGTGATGCGGGCTGCAGTTATCGAAACCTATGCCCGTAGTTCGGATATTCTCCGAGTTTTGCCGTTTGAGAACATCGCGGGCAATGCCCTAAAGTATAACCAAGAGCAGGCATTGCCCGGCATTGGTTTTCGTGGTGTGAACGAGGGCTACACCGAATCGACCGGTGTGCTCAACCCTCAGACTGAACCGCTCGTTATTGCTGGTGGCGACCTGGACGTGGACCGGTTTATTACCCAGACTATGGGCGGTGACCAGCGAACGACTCAGGAAATGATGAAGGTCAAGTCGCTTGCTCACACCTGGCAGCATAAGTTCATCAAGGGTGACAACGGCTCTAACTCGAAGGAGTTTGACGGCCTTCAAAATCGCTTGACTGGCACTCAGCTGATTGCTGCGGGTAGCACTTCGGGTGGCAACGCTTTGACGCTTGCCAAGCTCGACGAACTCATCGACTCGGTTGACGAGGCCGAATACTTGCTGATGAGCAAGGCGATGCGCCGTCGTTTGACTGCAGCCGCCCGCACGCCCAGTGTTAGTGGTTATATCACTTACACTCAGGATGAGTTTGGTCGTCAGGTCACCCGGTACAATGACCTTCCTATCCTCATTGCCGATGACAACGGTGCCGTGTTCGATACCCTCGCTTTTAACGAAGCCAACCCTGGTGGTGGCTCGAACGTGGGAACATCGCTTTACTGCCTTAGCTTCGGCGATGGCAAGCTGACCGGTATCCAAAACGGGGACATCGACGTCCGAGATCTTGGAGAGCTTGAGTCGAAGCCCTCGGAGCGTACTCGTGTTGAGTGGTACGCAGGCATTGCTCTTTTCCACCCCCAGTCCGCTAGTCGCCTTTGGGGCATCAGCGACGCCGCCATTACCGCGTAATTCGCATAACCCTGGAGAAAAACCATGACCGCCCGAACTGGGATGCAAAACCCCAAAAACTTTATCTTTGACGTTGAGCTTCAGCTTAAAGATGCTGGTCTTGTGGCCTCATCTGCCGCTGCTCAAGTTGCGAGCTCAGCCAAAGTCATTGACTTCAGTGCTGATGTTCCGACCGACGCCGACATTCCTGAGTTTTACGGCAACCTAGTTGTCGATGTAACTGCAGTGGAAATCGCCTCGAATGATGAGCTTTACACGATTGTGATGCAAGGCTCTGACGTTAATGATTTTACTACGGGCTCCCCCGAAATCATTGAACTTGGTGTTCTTCGGCTTGGGGCAAATGAAGTGCTTGCCGGCAACTTGGACAGCACCGTTGGCCGGTACGTTATTCCCGTGACCAACGAGCGTAACGGTACTCGCTATCGTTATATCCGACTGTTCACTGTTGTTGCCGGCACTATTGCAACCGGCATTAACTTTTCCGCGTACCTTGCTAAGTAAGGAACATCATGCCAGGTAGCCCCTTTCCAAGAGGTTCGGTAAATAATGCGGGCCAGGTCAGGGTTTACGATATTCCAGCAGGGGTCTGGAAGTTCGTGAATTCGGTCGACGCTCGAGAAATGATCGCAATTGGCACCGCAACCCGTGACGGGGCTGTGGTTGAAATGAGCCACGTTGCTCATGGCAATAAGCGGTTCCTTCACAGCGAAATGGCTTGGCGACAAGAAGAAGGCTTCGAACTTGTCGGCACTGTTGATCTTCGGACCAACAAAGTTTTGAGCGGTGACCAGGCCCCTGACCCTCTGATGAAGGATTCTCCCAAGGGGCCCGCTATTCCCAACCCGGAGGTCGAGCGTTACGACCTTAACCAACACACCGACGATGAACTTCGAGCATTCGCCGTGCAAGAAGGAATTCAAGCCCATAGCCAAATGACTCGAACTCAACTGATCGAAGAGCTTGATGACCTGGCTTTTGACCCGAGGGAAACCTCAGCATGAGTCTGGTAGTTGAGACAGGTTTAGGTTTATCCGCAGCTAACGCCTATGACACCGTGGCGAATGTTGTGGCTTACCACGCGGCTCGAGGTGTTACGGTGGAAAACACCAAGGCCGCAGTAACCCTGTCATTATCAACAAACCCGACCGATGGAGACACCTTCATCGTGGGCGTTAAGGAGTACACACTTCTTAACACCCTTACTAATGTAGACGGAAATATCAAAATCGGCGCTTCGTTGGCTGAAACCCAAACGAACATCATTGCTGCAGTAAACTTCGGGCTGGGACGGGGTTCAAGGTATGCCGTGTTGACAACAGCTAATGTTAATGCGGTAGCTTCAACATCATGGGTAAGTAACACTTTAACTTTTACCGCTATTGAAGGCGGCATAGGCGGCAATTTACTTGAGGGCGCTGAAGGATTCACAGCACCCGATAACGGGTTTTTAACCGCCAACTTTACGGGCGGTGAAAATTCAATCGAGCACGCCATCATCGAAGCTACATCATACCTTGATCGAGTTTATTCGTGGGTAGGTATAAAAAAGACTGCAACTCAGTCTTTACTTTGGCCGCGCCAATACGCCTACGATAAAGAGGGCTATGCGATCAGCGAAGATGTTATTCCGGTTCAAATCAAATCAGCAACTGCTGAGCTAGCACTTCGTGCCTTGTCTGGCGAGCTTACGCCTGACGTTTCGGCTGGCAGTAACATCGAACGAGAAAGAACTCAAATCGGGTCAATCGTTGTAGACACCTCATACTTAGGTGGTCAATCGGTTAGTCGCATGTTTCCAGATGTTCAGTCGATTTTGTATGGCCTGACAATTGGCACCTTCAACATGGGAGGCGCTGTTCGAGGATGACCACACCCCTTGACGACAAAATCGTTCCTAAAATAGCCGATATCATCAACGACGTCGGTATCTCAGCGATTCTGAAAGTATACGCGGGACAATCTGTCAATAGGGATACGGGAGAAGTGACTTCGGGTACCGCAACCGAATACTCTGTGACAATTTCACCTCTACTCAACTATGACCAGATGATGATCGACAACTCGACAGTGTTGGCCTCTGACATGAGGGCTTTTTTATCTGGTCGTGATGCGCCTGTCGTTCCGACTGCCCGCGATAAAATTGTGGTTGATTCTGCAGAATACCAAATCGTGGCCATTAAAAGCTTGAGGTCTGGTGACCTAGTAGCTGCCTACGAATTTCAACTAAGGCTATAGCATGACCACAATTCCATTAGGCGCCGTATCATTTGAACTCGCAAAACTCCATGGCGAGTTTTTTGAGGGTGGTATCGTCAAGGAAAGAAACAAATTTGCTCGGCAAATAGCCAAGTATGTTTTGAAAAGGTCGCCTGTCGATACGGGGCGATTCAAGGCGAATTGGACAGCTTCAAAAGGTCAAGTGTCAGGTGAGTACCGAAAAGAAGACCGTGAGCAGACAGCAGTGGGTACCTTTTCAGGGGCTACTTACACGGCGATGACCACTAAGATTAACTCAGTCCGAACCCCCTTCGCTCAAATATGGATTTTTAACCTCGCGCCATACGCTGAAATTATCGACCAGGGCTTGTTCCCATCGTATAACAGCGAAAAGGTTACTCGTGGCTTTTCTAACATGGCTCTTGAGGGCGTCATCGACATTGCTATTCGAGACGCCACGGAGGGGCTTTAATGCCAATAAGCTACACCGACGTTACCGAGGTATTCAGAACTAGGCTTCGTACCAGCTACCTTGACTTAAACCCGGGTATCCTTCACTTCATTGATAACGTAACCGAGGCTCAACCCTCAGACGATTCTAGTTGGGTGCTTAGCTATGTTCTTCCTGGTGACCGGCAGCAAAGATCGTTTGGCAGTTTGACTCATCGGTACCGGTATACTGGTGACTTCGTCGTTCAAGTTTTCACACCACTCAATGTTGGTGATAAGCCGGGGCTGGAAATTGCCCAGTCGATTTTGCCATTTTTTCAGTCGATCACTTTGGGTGATGTGGTTTGCAGAACTCCATCAATCGTTCGAGATGGTCGAAGGGAAAAGTATTGGCAGACTAATTTGATTTGCCCTTTTTACGCAGACTCGATTGAGTAAGGAGCTCTTATGAGCAGCGCTGACACCAACAGAATTGAAGTTGCATACATTCAGGAAACGGCCTTCGGCGTAAAGCCCGCAAGTACGCCTGCGTTGCAGTCTGTTCGGCTTACCTCTGACAACCTCAAGGCGAACACCAACACTGTATCATCGAATGAAATCCGGCCCGACCGACAAATTCCTGACATCATTAGAACAGGCTTAAGCACGGGAGGGTCGCTGGGCTTTGAAATGTCTTTGGGTGGCACCTTCGATGATTTTCTTGCCCTCGCTTTGCTTGCGGGTACGGGCAACTTGGCGAATGCCTGGTCTGCCGAAGTAACTACTGGCTCGATTGACGGCGTTGAGACAGCCCAATCAGTCGCGCTATTGACCATTACTAAGACCGGTGAATTTAGTACCTTCGATGTTGGGTCGTGGGTGCAAATCTCAGGCTTTACCTCGACTGAGTTGCCCAACAACGGCATCTATAAGATTCAGGCGGCTACCGCCAATACCCTCGTCGTTTACAACCCGAATGGCGTGGCTGCAGCTAGCTCTGATGGTATCACTGTCACTCAGGGCGAAGAGATTACCAACGGGGTCACTTTCCGGTCCCTTTATATTGAGCGTAAGTACACCGACCTCACCAACAACTTTGCACAATTTACGGGCAACGCGATCAACAACTTTAGCCTCAATGTTTCGGCTGACGGCATTTTGACTGGTACCTGGGATTTCCTGGGTAAGGACGAAGACTCGGCAACTGCCACCCTTGGATCGGGAACGAATACAGCAGCGAGTACTACCGGTGTGCTCAATGCTGTGGACGACGTAACCGCTGTCTTCGACAATAACTTGCTTGTTGACGTTACCGCAATTAGTGTGGCTTTGGCGAACAACCTTCGTGCTCGACTCCAGGTGGGCACGTTGGGCGCTATTAGCATGGGCACGGGCCAATGCGCTGTGTCCGGGTCGCTGAACTTTTTCTATGAAGATAGCACTATCATGGACAAGTACTTGAACTTTGCAACTTCGTCTCTTGGATTTGTGCTTGAAAAGGGCGGCGACGCCTTGGTGATCGACTTGCCCTCTGTTCAATACACTGACGGCGGCCGAATTGCAGGTGGAAATAACCAAGATATTGAGGGGCAAATGACGTTTCAGGCCTTCCGAGATGCGACTGAGGGTGTTACAATTCGCATTGTAAGGTTTAACTCTTAAGGAGGTTTTATGGCGACTCTTGGGCAACTTCGTACTAATACTCAAAGCGAAAGCGAAGGCGTCTGGGCAACTTTTCCTGGGTCTGACTTTCAGTGTAAGATTCGGCGAATCAGTAACCCAGTGTTTGAAGAAGCAGCTCGCCACGATACTTATGTTAAGCGGCTTGTTCGGAAAGCTGCCAACAATGAGTTATCTGCAGATGATACTTCGTTCGCTGGCATCGTGGCGAAGTATATTGTGGCTGACTGGCGTAACCTTGAAGAGTCGCCGGGTGTGCCGTTAGAATTCAGCGTTGAGGCGGCAACCGACCTTTTCAGTTCTCGGGATCTTCGTGACGTTGTTCGGTGGCTCATGGAAGTGGCGAATGACGCCAACGTATATCGGGAAGAGGTAATCAAGGAAGACCTGGGAAACTGACTGAGGCACTTGAATGGTGGCTTAACTTTGGCAAGCCTCAGCTGATGAAGCTTTTTGAAAAGAAACGGTCAAGAGGGGAAAAAACACCCCTTGACTACCAGCCAAGATTAACACCGTATCTAGTGCCAATTTGGTCTGCGTTTCAAAGGTTAAGTAGTTCTCGGGCAATGGCTTTAGCGCCCGGCCCAATTCCACTCAGCGAGATAGTTGCTTACTTCGAAATCATGGGGATCCGCAATCCTGAATCTCGAATGTACTATCTTGATATGATAAACGGCATGGACGCCAAGTGGCTGGAAAGGTCGTCTCAAAATGGCAACAGTCGAAAGGATTATTCGACTATCGGTGGACAGCCGAGGCGCCAAGTCGGGGGCCGACGGAGCGAGCCGAGCGCTTAGGGGCGTAGGAACGTCAGCAGCTGGCGCCACGACATCGCTGACCGCCTACCAAAGAGCGTCAGTAGCCGCGGCATCAGCTTCTAAAGCCCTGGCGTCAAGTTTACTTGGTATCGTTTCAGCTTACTTGGGGTTTAGGGCAATTCGCGGGGCTACCTCGCTTTTGTTCGAGTATGAAAAAGCTTTGGTCGGCATCAGTAAGACAACTGACATTGTGGGCCAAGAGCTTGAAGACCTTTCAAGTAAGATTCTTAAGGTTTCAGCGTCATCACCCTTCGCTGCTAGTAGCTTGGCTGATATCGGTCGCGTTGCAGGTCAGCTGGGTGTTCGCGGTGTTGACAATATTGCCAAGTTTACCGAAACGATCGCCAAGTTGGGAACTACAGGTGACTTGAAGGGTGAAGAGGCTGCCTCGTTTCTTGCTCGAATCTTGAACATCACAGGAACCGATGTAAGTGAAATTGACCGAGTTGCCTCGGTAATTGTTCGGCTAGGTAACAGCGTCGCAGCCACTGAACGAGAAATCACACTTCGGGCCACTCAAATTGCTCAGGCAACAGCTCAGTTTAATGTTTCTGCCCAGGAGGTATTAGGCTTAGGTGCCGCAATCGCCCAGTTTGGTGTTCGAGCTGAACTTGGTAGTTCTGAAGTTGGTCGATTGTTTCGAACGATCGACGCTGCCATTCGTGACGACGGCCCGATTAAAGAAATCACCTCTCAGCTTACGGGCATTGCCTCGATTGACTTAAGGAAAGCTTTCGATGCTAACCCGGTCGATGTTTTTGTTCGAACGCTTGCGGGGTTGAAAGAGGTTGACGCACAAGGCGGAAGCATCACTGAAATTTTGGGTCAATTTGGTTTACGGGGTGAAGAAGTTGCTAAGGTGTTGCCCACCCTTGCTAAGAACGTTAACCTGGTCAAAACTGCTTTGGCCTTGTCAAGAGCTGAATTTCAGGGTAACACTGCACTTATTCGTGAATACGAGCGAGCGTTACAAGCTCCCGGCGTTCAGTTTGAAATTTTGGGTAACGCGATTAGGGCTGTTGTAATTGTGGCTCTTAGGCCCTTTAGCGATGAGCTTTCACAAATCGCCATCACAATTCGTGAGACAATCAACATATCAGCCGGCCTAGGCCAAGCCATGGATGCAAACGCGGGCCATGTTCGTACTCTGCAGAATGTTTTCATCACCCTTACGGTTATCGTCAGTACGCTCATTGGCCTGGAATTAGCTGTAGTGCTAGGTAAGTCGACTATTGCCATGGC